GGGTAGCAAGGGGGGTCGGGGGCTATCTGGCACGAACGAATAACGTCTAAAAAATAGCGCACAGAAAATTTTTTTCTAACTATATGGGTTCGAACGAAGTGAGAAGTATACGAACTTGTGAGGATGATCAGCTATATGGGTCCCATTTGCACTTAGGACACCAATAGGTTTCAATCCCAAAGTAGTAATGTTCCTTCCATTCATGTGAGTGAAACAGTAAACACCAGATTTTCTTCATAATTCCTCCATTCAATGGTAGTTATACCCGAAAAGGATATCCTTACAGAAATAGGCCAATAGTCCTAAACCAATAATTAATATAAACGTTCCTACAACTCTAACCATTTCTTCTCCTTAAAAAATTGACCGTACAGCGATTTTAGTGTGTGTCAGGTAGGGTAGTAGCCAGTACCCTCTAAAAACGCACCAGCGGGCTTCCTAGGCCCAATGGGAGGCATTCTATTTCAAGTCGAGCCCCCTATGTTTACAATATTCACAGGAATACCTGCTTTTTGGGCTATTTCGATCATATTTTTAGTTCCTCTTGAGTTAGGCGCTAGAAAGGCCACCACCATGTCCGGTTTGCCTTCTCGGAGCATTTGGAGGTTTCTAATGGGACCAGCCCGTTTACCATAATGGTCCCAATCGGCCGGGAACCTTTGTACAGGCACACCCATTCTTTCTGCCCACTGTGCTGATAGCCTGTCGGCACCCCTAGCCTCTCCTTCGATGATATACGTGATATCTGGGATTCCTCCGAGGGTTTTAGATAAGAGTTCATAGTCATTGAAGTGTCTGCTTCCGCATACTAGTATCCTCATCTTTTCGTCTATTTCGGGTCGAGGGGTTCTATTTCCCCATTCTGGATCATTTCGTCTATTTTTGGTACAATTTCAGACATTGGACGGTGGGCCTGCCATTTCCCATGCGCAGGGTTTGTAGCAGACAAAATTAGGTTAATTTGCCAATAAGGGCAGTCTAACGCTTCACACCACGGGAGTGGGTAGTTTTCTGGCTTCGGCATCTTCTTTAATCCTTCTTTCATGTTCTGTAGCCCAGGTATGAGAAAAGAAATCTTTGTATCCATCCGGGAACTTAACCCAGAACATATTAGGATATTTCTTGTGAACTTTCAAATGTATTCCTTAACAATAGCATATACAACTACTTATAACACTAATACATAAGCTATTATATATACAAGAATGCTTAAGTATTACGTCTATTCCTTAAGGTTATTTACTCTACAGAGGTCTATTTACTTAAGTAAGTTGACATACGTCAGTATACTATGTTATACTGTTAAATCAACTATAAAAAGAGGTTTTATAGTAAATAAATCTATTTGAGTAAAATACTGAGGACTAATGGGCATCTACGCAACAGACGGATCAATTAACGTAACAGTGGTCGATGGTACGGCTTTCACTGGTCTATACGCTGATGATGGCTCCTGGAATGTTATCCTGGCACCAGGAGATACATTCTCTGGCGCGCAAGCTGCCTGTGGAGCGTTATATGTTACAGTCGGCACTGGGNACAACTGAAGAAATTAAAGCCCCNGATGGGTCTTTGTATGTTCAGGAAACCCCGTACACAGGAAACGGACAACGAGTTACTGTCGTTTCTGGAACTCTTACACCAACGCCGTAATCTGATGACAACCTTAGAAGAATTAAATCTCGAAGTTAAGGTCCTCAAAGCAGAGATTAAGAACGTGATCGTCGAGATTCATGAAATGAAAGAATCTCAAAAAGAACTAAATAGATTTATGTACGAGCTTAAAGGTGGGAAGAAGTGGATGGTATCGTTAATCTTACTGTCTTCGGCCTTAGGCGGCTTAGTAACCCACATATTCTCAATCTTTACCCTCAAGGTTTAATCAATGGCTAATGCAATCTATCCTAAATACAAGCAGTCTCTTCTGAACGGAGACGCTAATACAGCAATCAGTGGCTCTGGAACTACAGGGCTGTATGTTGCCCTGGTCGATACAGGTACATATACTTATTCGTCTTCCCATCAGTTTTATTCCGACCTGTCCGGCGTTGTCGGTACAGATCAGGAAATTACATCTACTACCAATACTAATGGTACCGTAGACGGTGGAGACGTTACCTTTTCGTCTGTTACCGGCAACTCTGTTGAAGCTCTTGTCTTATACCGAAAGAACGCCGGCGCTAACACTACTTGGCGTCTAGTTGCTTTCATCGACACTTCGGTTACTGGTCTTCCAGTTACGCCGAATGGTGGTGATATTTCTGTTGTCTGGGATGCTTCGGGTATCTTCACGCTGTAATGAGTCGTGGCAGTCTATCAAGACTACTTTACAACTGATGCCGCAAATACCCCGATAAACAATGCTACGGGGTGGACTACCAGAGGATCAGGGCCTCCTGCAGGATCAATGCAGTCTCAGACTGTCTCAGGTTACTGGGGACGTCAGTTAGCCCTTACCTACAATACAGGCAACGTAGTTAACAACACTACGTTAGATGCTCCCGGTGGGAGTATTACTGATGCAGAGATACTGACCCTAACTAAAACAGGGTCTCATATGAATACTACGGGTAATACCCTCTCCCATACGTACCACTTCAATTCTGCTGGAACCAGCTTAGGTGCGTATATGGGATGTTCTAGAGACTCCTCTAGTAACTTCTTCTTCGTCTTAATTACCAATAACGCAACCGCGTACATCAACAAAGTTTGGAATCAAGGCGAGTATTGGTGGCTTAGATCGAAAGTCTCAGGNACAACCTTATTCGGTAAAGCCTGGAAGTTCGGGACTACNGANCCANCCTCTTGGGATAATTCTACAGGAGGNATAACAGTATCCTCTGGTTACTGTGGTTATTCCTTCCAGAATAACAGTTCCTTCACTATCGGTGGTGAGACCTTACTTTACTACGGATTGGGGACAGGAACTAACCCAGCTCCTTGGCCTAAACTCCTTCCTCCGTCTATAACAAATACCAACTCCACAGGTATTCAGAAGATTAAAAGGGGAGTACACCCCCACGTTTGGTCTAATACAAGTACTGTCTATTCCCCTGGAACTGAGTATACACCACGTTTACTCCCAACGTTATTTCAAAATAACACAGAGTACCACCAAGCCCAGTCAATATACAATCAAATATTGTATGCAGACAACTACCAATCCCAAGCTAATTTTCTTTCCCCTCATACAGGATTCTATTACGAATCCGCCCTGAAGAATACTTTCAAGAATTGGAAGAAGCCAACTTCAGGAATGTTCAGAGGCTTCCATTATACTAAAGGTTTATACTATTAATGTCTAAAGACCTAGTCCACGAAACATCCATTACAACTGGAACAGGCAGTTTCACGCTTGATCCTGTGAATGGTAAGGTTTCGTTCTCAGACAGCACGTATGGCTTTGGTACTGGTGCTACAACTAACGTTTTTCAGTATTTCATTTCTAATAGGGCCGCTGCAGAATGGGAGATTGGTTTCGGGCACATGTCCGATTCTACAACTCTAGTCCGAGATACGGTGGAGCTTTCTAGCAACAGCAATGCTGCGGTAAATTTCTCCGCTGGCATTAAAGACGTTACTAACGATATTCGTTCTTTTTATCAAGACAGCGCCGTTCTGTATAATGCGGATAAAACGCTTGCTGCAGGGTATCTTTCTACAATTAAATTTACCTACGGAACTTCAGGAACGATCAATCTTTCTCCGTTAGGGGGGAATCTCCAAGGCATATTTTGCCAAGGAACCATGACCCTCAATTCACCGACAGATAGCGGCGTCTATACAATGGTTGTGTTCCTTTACAACGATACTGGGGCAAGTACTAAAACAATTGCTAACTTTCGTAAGGTAACAGGAGACAGCTTAGACAACACAGTTGGACATGGTTTTCTTCTGTTTATTACCCGGAGTTGGAACGACAACGCTTGGGTCCATTGTCACGTACAGGCTCTATTCTAATGCGCGCAGCAATTATTAATACAACCACTTCTGAAATCCTCTATATGGGAGAGGAAGGTCAAGGTAGAGCTTCTCTTCCTGGAAACGTCTGGGTTTCTCCAGTCGATCTCGGCTGGGAATACGGCGACTTCAAGTGCATTGAAGTTACGGACTTCGTTGCCCCAGAAGGGAAACAGAACGTTGGCCTTCCTTCTTACGAAGTAATTGCTGATAAAGTTGTCGAGACCTACCAGACCGAGGACATTCCAGTTCCTCCTGTTCTTCCAGCTCAGATTGAAAAGGCTACAATCCTTTCTCGTCTTACTGACGAACAGCTTGAACAAGCCATTTCTCTTATGACGGTTCGTCAGCAAGAACGTTGGCGTATGCCCGGCTATCCGATGATTAATGTCGATGATCCTGAGCTTCTCGCGATGCTTCAGGCTGTCGGCGCAGACCCAGAGGTCGTTCTCGCGCTATGACCTTCCCAATGCCAACCTTCTGCCCTGGCGGGTTTATCGTCAGTGGAGGCACCGAAACCACATCAGGCGGCTATAAGATTCACACCTTCACCAGTTCCGGTACACTTACCGTGATTGGTTCGGGTTCAGTGGATTATTTAATCGTTGCTGGTGGTGGAGGCGGTGGTAAAGGCGGCGGCGGTGGAGGCGGCGGGGGTGTTCTCACCGGAAGCTCTCTTTTAACCACAGGCTCCTATTCCATTACAGTTGGAGGGGGCGGGTCTGGGGCATCTGGAACTAACGGTGGTAACAGCTCTTTTAACGGACAAACCGCCCTTGGCGGTGGCTTCGGAGGCATCGGTGTTTCAAGCTCTGTTGGCTCTGGCGGTTCCGGCGGCGGAGGGGCTAACGCCTTGGCAGGTGGAAGCGGGACCGTAGGCCAAGGTAATGCCGGCGGCACTGGTGGGAGTAATTCCGCTGGAGGCGGCGGAGGAGCCTCTCAAGTAGGTTCGAATGGTTCCGGGCTAAACGGTGGTAAAGGTGGCGATGGCGTTGCAAGCAGCATTTCAGGAACCTCTGTAACCTACGCAGGCGGCGGAGGGGGCTCAGGCTTTAGCGCCGCAGGTGCAGGGGGCGCAGGGGGCGGCACCGGCGGTTCTGTGTCCTCGGCAGGCACTGCAAGTGCAGGCGCGAACACAGGGGGCGGCGCAGGTGGAACTAGAGCCGGTGGTGTTAACCCTGGCAACGGTGGCTCCGGAATTGTAATAGTCAGGCATCTGCTATGATTGGCGGCCCAATAGGTTGGCCTATTGGTGGTATAATTGTACTTGACACAGGAGTCCAAACTCTTGTTACAACTACATTCGAAAACACCAATACTTTATACGCTCCTACAGTTGTTAAAGAGACGTATGTTTTAAGTCCAACGATCCACGTGGACGCGGACGCCTTTGGTACAGATAAGATAATCTATACCCTACACGCGCCAAGTCATTCTGATCCAGATACTTTCTATCCGATTCTGGCTACGAATGCGTTTCTCGTTAAACCAGACTTATTTCAGAATCAAACTTCCTACGGAACGTTCAACTCTAACTATACTGTCTATGGGAATCGTTACGACGACCCAGACACGTTCTACCCAGCAAATGCGATTAGGTTACTGAAACCTACGTTGCTGCTAGATGAAGATACCTTCTACACTCCGGTTGTTCACGGCTTTTGGTCTATTAGCCCAAGCATTTACAACAATCAAGTCTCCTTCGGTATCCCCAAGATTGTCTATACAATCTACCCGACAAGAGACCAGAATACACAGACGTTCTATAATCCAAGTCTATCCGGTCTTAATCACGTCCTACCAACAAGGTACACTGATCAAGATGTTTTCTATCCTACGACCGTTCATGGAAGCTATAATCTATTTCCGGAATTGTATGAAGACTCTGATGTCTTCTACGACTTCTTCACAAGACAATTCTTCTCTCCGAGAGAAAAACCCTTCAGATTCCAACGCTACAGTAATCTTAATAGCAGCGGAGCACCGATTTATACTACTCTAAGGAAATTTAGAATTTAATATGGCGCGACGACCCCAAGCCGAAGTAAATGCAGAACGCGAAGAAAGACGAATACTAGCTGAGAGTTCCTTAGAAGAGTTTATTAAACTAGTTCATAAGAACAGAGTTCTAGGCAACATCCACCGTGAAGTAATTCATTGGTGGACTAGAGACGAAGCTAAGACCCACCAGCTTCTCCTTCTCCCCCGTGACCACGGTAAGAGTGCAATGATTGCGTATAGGGCTGCCTGGGAAATTACCAGGGACCCTACGATCCGCATTCTCTACATTTCCTCTACGTCTAACCTTGCTACCAAGCAACTTAAGTTTATTAAGGACATTCTGACCAGCGATACTTATCGCACCTACTGGCCAGAAATGGTAAACAAGGATGAGACTAAAAGAGAAAAGTGGACTGAGAGAGAAATCTCTGTAGACCACCCTAAAAGGAAAGACGAGAATGTCCGTGATCCTACCATCTTTACTGCTGGTCTTACGTCTAACATTGTTGGTATGCATTGTGACATTGCGATTATGGATGACGTTGTCGTCCAAGGTAATGCGTATACTGAAGAAGGACGAGAGAGAGTAAAAACGCAATACGGCTACCTTGCTTCTATTGAAGCAGGTGGTGCAAGAGAATGGCTGGTTGGTACCCGTTACCACCCCAAAGACTTGTATAACGATCTCGTCCAAATGATTATGGACGAATATGACGAGACTGGACGTCTTGTTCAGAAAGAACCTTTGTTCGAAGTCTTTGAACGTCAGGTCGAGAACGTTGGCGATGGTACCGGAGAGTTCCTCTGGCCCAAGCAACAGCGTTATGACGGCAAGTGGTTCGGCTTCGATATTGATATTCTCGCTACCAAGCGGGCTCAATATCTGAATAGAACCCACTTCAGAGCCCAATACTACAACGATCCACACGACATTGATTCGTCTCCAATCCAAAGGACACTATTCCAATATTATGATCAGGCGTATCTACACCGGCAGAATGGCAGATGGATGTTCAAGGATTCGCCCCTCAATGTATTCGCAGCTATTGACTTCGCGTATTCATTGGGTAAACGATCAGACTATACTTGTATCGCAACTGTTGGTGTTACTCGTTCTGGAGATTATTACATCTTAGAACTTGATCGTTTCAAAACAGATAAACCTTCTGAATATTTTAATCATATTCTAAAGGCATACGAACGATGGGGGTTCAGAAAGATTCGGGCGGAAGTATCCGTCGCCCAACAAGCAATCGTACAGGGACTGAAAGAAAGTTACATACGCCCTAATGGATTGTCCCTTGTTATAGACGAATATCGCCCTACCCAAAGACAAGGAAGCAAAGAGGAACGTATCCTCGCTATCCTTGAACCTAAGTACGCCAACCGTCAGGTCTGGCACTATCTTGGCGGCAACTGTCAAGCATTGGAAGAAGAGTTGGTCTATACCAACCCTCCCCACGATGACATTAAAGATGCACTAGCATCTGCAATTGATTTTGCCGTCCCTCCCATCAATATGTTTTTCACACCTACAGAGTCTCAATATCAATATGAATTCCACAGCAAATTCGGCGGGGTCGCGTGACAAGTAAAGTTCTTGAATTAAGAGACGTACTTGAAGAAGACCTACTGGCAACCAAGATCGTCGATAAGTTTATTGAGTGGGAAGTCTTGCGCAATCCTAAGAAGATTGATTGGGAAGAAATCCGTAGGTACGTGTATGCTACAGATACCACGCAGACCTCCAACTCTAAACTTCCTTGGAAGAATAAGACCACAATCCCCAAGCTGTGTCAGATTAGAGACAATCTCTATTCTAACTATACAGCTACCCTCTTCCCACAGCGGAAGAACATCATCTGGGAAGCAAATGAGCGTGATGACGATTCCATCAATAAACGCAATGCAATCCAGAACTATATGGCATGGGTCCTATCACAGCCGTATTTTAAGCACGAAATTGACAAGGTTATCCTTGATTACATCGACTACGGTAATTGCTTTGCCACTGTAGAGTGGATTGACCAAAGGGTTGAGCAGCCTGACAAGACTCAGACTGGTTACATCGGCCCTGCAATCAAGCGCATTTCTCCGCTTGACATTGTGATGAATCCCACCACAGAAAACTTCCCGCAGTCACCTAAGATTGTCAGGTCCATTATCTCCATCGGTGAAGTCAAGAAGATGTTGGAAGCGATGTCTAATGATGAGAACCGTGCGGAGTATGAGAAACTCTGGCAGTACCTTAAGGACCTTCGGGGCAAGGCACAGACTTTTGAAGGCGAGTGGCTTCAACGTGATAACCTCTACAGCATTGATGGTTTCACTTCCTTCCGTGACTACCTGAAATCAGATTATGTTGAAGTCCTCACCTTCTACGGTGATCTGTATGATGCTGAGAACGACATGTTCCTTGAGAACCATGTCATCACAGTAGTTGACCGACATAGATTGATTGGTAAGAAACCTAATCCATCTTACTTCGGTTATCCTCCCATCTTCCATTCTCCTTGGAGAAAGAAACAGGACAACCTGTGGGGCATGGGTCCGCTCGATAATCTGATCGGTATGCAATACCGTTTGGATCATGTGGAGAATATGAAGGCCGATATCTTCGACCTTTGTACGTATCCTGTCCAGAAGATCAAAGGCAATGTCCAAGACTATGTCTGGTCTCCTGGCGCTAAGATTTACGTGGATGAGGAAGGCGACGTCGAACTCGTAACACCTCCTGTCCAGGCACTAAACGCCAACATTGAAATCCAATATCTGCAACAGCAGATGGAGGAAATGGCTGGTGCA